TTCTTTCACTATTTGTTTCAACAGTTTTTTTATTTAACATTTTTTGTAGTTCAGCAGTAGAACCTACGAATAAAGCATTTTTAATATTGGCATTTGTTTTACCAGGCACTTCTTTTAAGTCTTTTAATTTTTTTTGTAAGTCTTGTAGTTTATCAACCGAAGTAGCAACTTGACCTATTAGTTGTCCGACTACTTCGTATGCTCTAGGGTGTTGACCTTCTTTTGCAATATCAAGTATGCCTTGTATTGCCTCTTGTCCTTTTTCAATTAGATTGTAATAACTATCTCTACTGTAATCGTAATCAGTATTAATATCTTTCTCAATCTTTACTTCTACTTCACCAGTTTTTCTTTCAACAGGTGGCTGAAATTCTTTTTGTTCTGGTGTAGGACTATCAACACCTAATATGTCATTGACTCTGTCTTCTAATTTACTCATTATGTATCATTTCCACTTGATGGATCGTATCTTTTACCATCTTCAAAAAAACTAATTGTTGTTGTAAATCCAAAATCATCATCTGCGTCAGCAGTTGTTGGATCAGGTAATACTACAACTCTTTCCTCTCTTGTTAATTTAGGGTCTGTATCTGCCCCCAAATCTGCTTGTGCCTTTTTAATAACACCTTGATTGTTCATAGGACCAAACAAGTATGTTTTAGCAGTAAAGTTAATAGTATATATAACGGCTCTACGATTGGTAAATTCACCATCATAACTATCCTCGTAATTAATATTTCCTAGTACAATAGGTATATCTCTTTTAATATCTAAATTAGGAACCATATTAACTGTTACTGTATAGTCAGGTTGAAAGTAAGGTAAAATTTGTTCAACTATTTGTAATCCATCTTCAGCAGTTGCTGTAAAAAGGTATAGTTGTAAATCAATATTATAAGGTACTGGTGTATAATTAAAATTAGTTTTCTTTCCATCTTCACCTTCTTTTACTTGTGAGTATTTTTGAACACGAGTTAATTTTCTACTTGCGTCATAACTTAATCCAGTAATCTCAAAACCCATACGAGGTAAAGATGTTGCAAATTCTCTACTATTTAAATTTGCTTGTTGATCTAATCTGACCATAAACTTTTCTTTAGGTGCATATGCAAGAGGTACTTTTATTCTACTAGTTACACCACCTGTACTATTAGTTCTTTGTATAACTACATTATTAAACACTTGTCCAAATGCAACAATAAGTTTTCTTAAACTTTGATTATAAAATCTATTACCTAACATTATAAACTATCCTCATCTCCAAATGGATTTCTTTCTGTAAAGTCTAGTATATCATCTAAGGTAGAAGCAGTATCAAATCCTGCTTCAGAATCTAAATCTGTATTAGAAGCATAAGATGATTGAGTTTGTATTGCTGATTCTGTAAAGTCTTCGTTCATTAAGAAAGAAGGTTCTCCAGATGATAAATCTTGTTCTAGTCTTATTGATCCTTCGCCATCTAAAGCAACTTGACCACTCTCTAAAGTAAATTTGTAATTTAATTGATTTAATGTGTACTTGTCTCCAGCACTATCAATAACATCTAAACCTGTATCAAGTTTCTCACTAGAATATTCCCAACGAGTCACTCTTAATTTATAAACTGGTAGTTGACCTAATGCAAAGAAAGGTTCCTGATCTTCAACAAACTGTATTTCAAAAAACGAGTTCATCAAAGGATAATAAATTATATCACCTTCGTTAGGTCTGCCTGTAGCAATTAAACTATCTTTTAATCCAACGTGGTAATCCCACGCTCTTTTAGATACCATAAATGTAGTATCTTCTCTAATCTCTAAACCAAATTTTGAAACTATTTCTTGTTGACCTGCAAAACCTTCAGTCGATTCTACATACATTTCTACCATCCAAGAGTCATCAAAACGAGAAGTTGTATCTTCTCCTAAGATCAAATCTCTATTGACTAGTGTTCTAGGTAGGTAATAAACATCGTGGCCGTAAATCTTTAGACCCTCTACGATTAAGTCTTCGTAAAGTCTTTTCTCGTTTTGATTACCGATACCGTTGCCACCTTGAAAGTAATGATTAACTGGCATAGTATTATCCGATCATAAAGGCTGGGTTTAATTCAAATGTGCTTCTTATTTCTGTTTCTAGTTTTTCTATATCTGCTAATGCTTCTGAATATATTTGTTGTCCATTTAAAGTTACTCCACCAACCATTGCAACTCCATTGAATTTAGATAAGTTAGCGCCCCATTGTTTTTTAAATAAAGCAGTAGTATATCTTTTTAAATAAATGTCATTGAAAACATCTGTATAAGTATTTGGATCTAATCTTCTATAACATTCTATTACTAGGTACTCGTCTTCTTCTAAATCATTTTTCCAATCCATATCAATGTAAAGTCTATTGTCGTGTTGATTAAATCTCATAGGTTTTTCACCAACAAGTATATGATCTAAAAAATCTAAATGTCTTAATACAACATCATAGTTAACCATTGAAGTTGAAGAAAAATCATATAGATCGTTTAATCTCATTTGATATCTAACATCAAATAGATTCATATTACCTTTGTTTGTAATTGGAAAGATATTAATAATAGAAAGAATGGTCTCAGGTACTACTAGATAATTTTTATCTTCATACCAAGTTGTTGAAACAGTTGAATCTTTTAAATCTGACTTTGTTTCACTTTCCTGATTTAAACCTGACAAACGAGTTTTGTCAGCAGCAGTTAATTTGTATTTTAGATATGTTCTTCTAATACCGTCATAGTGAAACTGTTGAAAATATTGTACAGCTTCGTCTATTCTATCTTCTAATTGGTCATCATCAGCATTTATTTCAATCACTGGTTTACCCAATGCTCTTAATGCGTATTGCTTTAGTGTTTCTCGTGTAGATGGTACAGCCATATAATTCCTCTTTGTTACTACTATTTATAAGAATTATTTAATGGTAGGAAAGAGATTATCAGCACAAAACAACTTAATATCTTCTTCAGGTAAACCTAAAGATTGCATTGTTTTTGGTGTATGGGGATTCTTTTGTTGATTAATACAGTAATAATTCTGTGCTTTTATGACATCTTCTTTAGTAGAATCGTTGTCATAATCACCTATCTTGTCAATATATGCGTTTAAGTTTGATAAACCCATTGTACATATTTGTTCTAATTCTTTTTCTTCTCTTACATTACCAGCAGCAATCATTCCTGGACTAAAGATATTCTTTGCCCAATCAGGCAATTCTCTTACCTTTGATGGTTTAAACCATTTATTTTCTTCTATAAAGTATTTTGTTAATGCGTGTTCTTTTTTAAGTAGTGGAGAGAAGTCGTGGAACGCACCAGTAACTTTACTCTTACCTGCAATAATATCAAAACCGTAAATAGGTCCACCATTTGTAGTATTAGGAAATAGACATATATGTGCCATCCATAATCCTTTAGATTCTCTAGCGTCAACTACATCAACGTGAGCTCTTCTAATACTTTTATTCTTCCAAGTACGATTTGTCCAGTTAGGATTATTAAATCTATCCATACCTGGTTCTTTGTATTCAACTAAATGTTTATCTAAAACTTCTATAATTTCTTTTTCTAATTTGATTAATCTTTCCCAAATCATTAATCTTTACCTTCAATACTAGTTCCTTTGAAAGGATCATTTTCTGTATCTCTATTGTCTTCATCAAATACTTCATCTGTTAATACTAAAGGTTTACCAATTTCGTTCATTTCTTTAAATAAGTTTGTAGCAGATTCAAAACAATAAGTTACTTCAGCCATAACATTTATTTGATAAGTGTTTAGATATTCATTTATGATTTCTTTAACTATTCTTTTGTACTCTTGTCCTTTACCTAGAAAATCATAAAATCTTTTTACAGGTACTTTTTTAGAAATCATTTGACCACCAGATAGATCACCTAAATGTCTAACATAAATGTGTCCGTATAGTTTTTCTGGATCGTCTTGTATAGTTTCTATATGTGCTATGTATTTTTTTGTACTAGCAGTTATTTGTGGTGGACTTGATAGATCAGGCCACAGTTTTTCGTAATCTTTATGTATGTTTTCTGATCTTTGTAGACCAGGTGTTTGTCTAAACAAGTCATTGTGCATTCCATACTTCTCTAGTACAGAATAACATTGTAATTGATTATACAAATAGATAGCGTACAATTCAGGACGAATCGTACCACTCATTAGAGTTTTTACAAACTCTTGTCGTTCAGCGTTTTGATGAATCTCTTTTGTGAGCTCTTTAATGTCATATGCCATAATATAAAACCAACAATGTAAAAGTTAAAAATTAATTAATCTGCCTGAGCAGCTATAATTGCGTCTTCTTTTACTTTATTAGCAGCAACTTCAGCAGTTCTAGCTTCTTCTTTTTCAGTCTGAGCGTCTGCCTCGTTTTTAGCACCACCAAATACGACTACATTGCCGTCTGAGTCTAAAGATAATCTCCAAGCCTCTACATCTGCGATACCAGTTTTTTTAACTGCTTGACCTTTAGCAACTGCGTCATCACCTGTTACAGCATTACCAGTAAAAGGTTCACCGTTTGTTGTAAAATAATAATCCATTTTTTATATTCCTTCTATTGTTAATATTATGTTGTAGCGTCTATACCGTGTTTTCCACCGTATCTACTATCTCCGTTACCGTAGTTACCCCACCAATCAATTCCACACATTAGCGGATAAACAGTAGATTGGAATCCACCGTGTAAGTAGTTATAAGATGAAGTTAAACCGTAGTTACCTGTTCTATTAGTTACATTTGAAACATATTGGAAACCATTACTAGTTGGGTTACTGTTATCGGAGTTATCGTGTCCGTAAAAACATTTAGTATCTACTGTATGATCTGAGTCTTTAGGATCAAATGACCAACAATATGTTCTCCAAGATTCACCATCTGTGTTATCAGAATAGCCACCGTGGAATCCAGTTTTACCCCAAGCCAT